AAATATTGATACTGCTGACGTCAAAATCGGCTTTACTTGTTCAACATTTGATTTGTTACATGCAGGTCATATTGTTATGCTTCAAGAAGCTAAGTCAATGTGCGATTACCTTATCTGTGGGTTACTCACTGATCCAACGCTAGAGCGACCAGATAGTAAAAACAAACCAATTCAAACTCATTTCGAAAGATACGTTCAGCTTGCAGGTTGCAAGTACGTTGACGAAGTTATTCCTTTTTCTACTGAACAAGAAATCATTGATATGATTTTGACTATCCAACCTGATATAAGAATCGTAGGCGAAGAATACGAAAACACTGATCATACAGGTAAAGGGCTTTGCCCGATTCATTACAATAAGCGCAAGCATTCTTTCTCATCATCTGATTTGAGACAGCGTGTTCTTGATGCAGAAAATAAATGAAAATAACAGTGTACAATTCAAGGACTTTGTGTTATAATAGTTCTAATAAATGAAACCAGTAGGAGAATACAATGTCTGTAATGGATAGGCTTAAGAGTAATTCAAAGATTAAAGGTAGTGACATCCTCGCTAACTCTAAGATTTTTTCACAACAAGATTTTGTGAGTACACCAGTACCCATGATCAACGTAGCATTATCTGGCGATCCGGATGGCGGTTTAGGCTCAGGTCTTACTGTTCTCGCTGGTCCGTCAAAACACTTTAAAACATCATTTGCTTTGCTAATGGCTGCAGCGTATATGAACAATCATCCAGACGCAATCATGTTGTTTTATGATTCAGAGTTTGGCTCACCTCAACCATACTTCGAATCATTTGGTATTGATACCAATCGCATTCTTCATACACCTATTATGGATGTAGAGAAACTTAAGTTTGATATAGTATCACAGCTTGAAGCTATTGAAAATAAAGATCGTGTCATTATCGTTATAGATTCTATCGGTAACTTAGCATCTAAGAAAGAATTAGAAGATGCAAAGAACGAGAAATCAGTTGCAGATATGTCACGTGCAAAAGCTCTTAAAGGCTTGTTCCGCATGGTTACGCCATACCTTACAATGAAGAATATCCCATGTATCGCAGTTAATCATACCTACCAAGAGATTGGTTTGTTCCCTAAAGCTATCGTTTCTGGTGGCACAGGTATTTACTATTCAGCTGATAACATCTGGATCATTGGTCGCCAACAGAATAAAGTCGGCACAGAGATCAAAGGTTATAACTTTATTGTTAACGTTGAAAAGTCTCGCTTTGTAAAGGAGAAATCTAAGATTCCAGTTATTGTCACATGGGATGGTGGTATTGAGAAATACTCTGGTCTACTTGATATTGCAATGGCAGGTAACTTTGTTGCTAAACCTTCTGTCGGATGGTACTGTCGTGTAGATCAACAAACTGGCGAACTTCTTGATCCTAAATGCCGTGAGAAAGATACGCTTAGTAAAGAGTTCTGGGAACCTATCTTTAAAGAGACTAACTTGAAAGAATATATTCGATCGCATTATACTATTGGATTGAAGTCAATGTTAGGTGAAGAAGCAGAATTATTTAATGATGTACAAGCGGAGTAAAACAGTGTATAATATAACACAAGACGATTACAAATTCATTGAGCGTCCTGAAGATACGATGTACACAGTTGAACTATTAACATCAGCTTATGCTGGAACTAAGTACCAATATTCTAAAGTTTCAGCTAAAGTCAATGAAGACGAAGAAAATGCTACTTTGTCTTTCTTGTGGACGTTAGTAGAAGGAGATGAAGGACTCACTGAGTCTGCTGATTTCCAGAACTATATTGGAGATGTGCTAGCTCATATACTTCAGGATGCATTTGATACAGGCGAATATAAGATAGGAAATGATGATGACTCCAAACGTACCAACGACGATCCTGCGGAACCTTCTAACGAATGATGAATACACTCGTAAGACTATACCCTTTTTAAAGAAAGAGTATTTTGAAGGTGCACAAAGGTTTGTATTTGATGAAATCTTAAACTTTGTAGGTAAGTATAATAAACTACCTACTCCTGAAGCGTTGTCTATTGAGTTAGACAACGCTAACCTAAATGAGCAAACGCATATTCAAGCTCATGAAGTTGTAGAAACAATCAAGACTCCTGTTGCTGATGATATTGGATGGTTGCTCGAACACACTGAAAAGTGGTGTCAGGATAGAGCAATCTATCTTGCCATCATGAAGTCTATTGAAATCATTGATGGTCGTGATGATCAGAACTCTAAGAACTCATTGCCTGAAATATTGTCAGATGCTCTTTCAGTTTCTTTTGATACAAACATCGGCCATGACTATATCAAAAGTGCAGATGCACGATATGAGTTCTATCATACTACTGAAGAGAAACTACCGTTTGATCTTGAAAAGTTCAATAGCATTACTAAAGGTGGTTTACCTAGAAAGAGTTTAAACATTGCTCTTGCTGGTACTGGTGTAGGTAAGTCATTGTTCATGTGTCATTGTGCAGCTGGTGCGTTAACTGATGGTAAGAATGTTCTTTATCTAACTATGGAAATGTCAGAAGAAAGAATAGCAGAACGTATAGATGCTAATCTCTTTAATGTTGAAATCGATCAACTTGAAAATCTATCAAAGAAAATGTTCGATGATAAGATCAATAAGATTTCATCTAAGACTCTTGGCAATCTAATCATAAAGGAATATCCAACAGGTTCAGCGCATGTCGGTCATTTCCGTTCATTGCTCAATGAGCTCAAACTTAAGAAAGAGTTTATGCCAGATATTATCTTTATTGATTACTTGAACATCTGTGCATCTTCACGCATTAAAGGATTAAGTGGTAGTGTTAATACGTATTCCCTCATCAAATCTGTTGCAGAAGAAATTCGCGGCCTTGCAGTTGAATACAACGTACCAATTATGTCAGCGACTCAGACAACTAGAACTGGATATGGATCGAGTGATGTTGGCCTCGAAGATACGTCAGAATCGTTCGGGCTTCCTGCAACTGCAGATCTTATGTTTGCCCTCATCTCAAACGAAGAGCTCGAAGGGCTCAACCAAATCCTTGTCAAGCAACTTAAAAACAGGTACAATGATACATCAGTCAACAAACGATTTATCGTGGGAGTGGACAGAGCACGAATGAGGTTATATGATGTTGAAGACTCAGCACAAAACCTAGTTGATGCTGGCCAACAAGCTGTTGTACCAAATACTAATAAGCCTAAGATGGACGTGAACGGCTTTAACTTTAATAATTAAAGGAAAATCAAATGAAGGTTAAGTTAATAGGATATACACAAGGCAGTCAAGATTCAACACAAGAAGGCCTTGATAATGTTGAAGACATGATTGCGTTCTGTGCAAGAGTATCTAACCCTACTAATCAGATAAACACTGAGACTACTACTAAACTGCTTAAGTACTTGGCAACTCATAAACATTGGTCTCCATTTGAGATGGCTTCTGCTACTATGGAAATTGAAACTACTCGTGATATTGCACGTCAAATGCTTCGTCATAGGTCATTCGCCTTTCAAGAGTTTAGCCAACGATATGCAGATCCTAGTGCTATGGGATACCCGTTCGCTTTAAGAGAAGCTCGATTGCAAGACACTAGTAACCGTCAGAACTCAGTTGAAGTAGATGATGAGCTTTTAGAACAACGATGGATTCAACAACAGAAGACCGTAATTGATGCTGCATCGTCTGCATATAGATGGGCAATAGATAATGGTATTGCTAAGGAACAAGCGCGGTGTGTTATGCCTGAAGGTAATACAATATCGCGTCTCTATATGCAAGGTTCTATTCGTTCTTGGATTCACTTCGTTGAGCTGCGTTCCTCTAATGGAACTCAAAAAGAACATATGGAAGTAGCGCGGGCAATAGGCGAAGCTATTGTTAAGATCTTCCCAACGGCAAAGGAGTTCATATCTAATGAGTAATTTAATATCTACCTTTTATACTGAAAACAGTAGAGGAAGAGTAGAAGTGCATTATGAAAGCAGTGGAGTACTATCTCATAAGTTTTATTCGCAAGAAGATTTACTTATGTTCACAGATACCTTAACGACTAAGAGTGTGACAGAAGCAGAAGAACTAGCTGAAGACTGGGTATTAGGAATAAAAGAAATTCCTTGTTAGTATAAATAGTATAAGCTTAGACTAAATTGATCTAAGAAACATGAAAATAACTGTTTACATCTCCTTACTATAGTGATATAATAGTACTATAAATTGATGAGGAGATGTAGTAATGATAAATATATACCAAGTTAACCTTTCACGTGACGATGTAGATACAATTAATTCTGGCACTGAATTGCCAATTTTTAACGCAACTCGTTCACTTATGTTTGGTGAGTTTGATAATAAGTTTCTTGAGTTTTTTCAAAAAGCTTATGAAGT